ACGCCGTCAGCCCGGTACGAAATCGATGGTGGGCGCCACGGTGTACGTCACGACAAGCGTGTCACCAGCAGCGAGCGGAATCGAGCCTTCAGCGGCGGAGATCGTGGTTCGCGCCCGCGTGACCGTTATGGATGACACCGCGCCGCCCAGCACGCTCGCAGAGCCCCTCTCAGGAGCCACGAACGTCAATGGCGATCCCGTCGGAGGCACCGACATGATCGGCCCCGGCTGGGCCAGGAGGCGCGTGAAGAACCGCAGCCACGGATTGGTGACGAGCCCTGCATCCGTGACAACCGGCGTCTTAGATGATGGGATGCTTTCGTTCGGCATCAGGTCTTGTGCTCGATCGCATCGACGAAGGCGCCATTTAGAGCTGCCTTAACAGGAAATGAGTATGATACCTCGAAGATGCGGTCACGCGCTTCGCCGAGATTATTTGCACTGATCCAGGTATCGTATGCGCCTGTTGCGCCAGCATCCAGCAATATAGGATTGCTAAACGTTTTTCCTCGGTCATCACTCCATCTAATGCTTACTTGTGGCGTTGGAATGCCGGCAGGAACGTTGCCAACTTCGATGTCAAGATCGAATGTCCGATACGTCACCCGATTGCCGTTGCTAATCATGTGCGGGAAAGTTCGAACCCACGTGACCGTGTTGCCGTTTTCCGTGAAGTTGTGCGGGTCGAGCAGATACAAGTTCCCGTTCTGCCAATCACCAACAACTACGGCATTGTTGATAAATGCGCAAGAATTGATCCGAGACCGGTGCTCGGTTCCATTCGTATCTTTCGATACCAGCTGAAACCATCGCTGTTCTTCCACGTCGTAGCACCAAGACCGATCGGCAGATGGAAAGATAAGGATGTAGAAGATGTGCCCTTGGATTTGGAGGATGAACGCAACCACATCGGTAATATCCGCATACGACTGAAACTCGACCTCCATGGCTCGGGTCGAAATCTCAATCGCAGCCGCGCCGACGGAGCGATAAGCCTTGCCCTTTCCTTTGCGATCTTGACCAAGCCAGAAAATCGATTCGCCATTCGCGGCCACCGAGTAGGGTGCGATGCAGCCGTGCTCGATGAAGGCGCCCGGCAGCTCGGCCAGCGGGAAGTCCGCGGCACCGGTATCGACCCATGGCTCCGTGGTCAGCGCACCGATCAACCAGAGCTGGCGCTCGACCACCTGAAGCGATTGGATTGGATCGGCCGAGCCAACCTTGGCTGCCGTGTCCAATGGATCGAACGCTGGGCCGCCGGTGGTCAGCAGTGCGAAGTTCACCTCGGACAGGCTGATGTAATATTGGTTCGTCCCCACTTCGTTGAACACGAAGAACGTGTCGATGTAGTCGACCTTTAGTGCCCCTTTCCCGTTCGGGGCGAAGTCTGGATCATTGATGACGCCGAAAGCTCGCGACGTGATGTCAATGGCATAGCCTGTGGTGGTTCCGTCAACCAGAACGATGACGAGACCGTTGTCCGCCATCGAAGCTGGCGTCGGCAAGTCGGGTATCATTCCAATGAAATTGAAGGTCCATGTCGGATCTATATAGTATACGACCGGGCCCACAACCGCATATCCATCACCGTTCGACGCTCGGTATAAGGTCCTCACCCGCTCGATGACGGGAGCCGTTTTCAGGAGTGTGAGGCCAGGGAACTGGTAGTGCGTGATCTCGGTGGGTGCCTGCGCCTCAGGCGGGTTGGTCTCAGGATAGAGGTTCACGCATCGCTGCGCACCCGCGATGATCGAATTGGAGACGTAGGCACCGCCTTTGAGCTCGACGCGAGCCATCAGTAGCTGCTCGCCCCGGTATCTCCATATATATTATAGCCATTTCCGCGGCCCGTCAGGGCTCGTGGGATGGTCAAGGCAGGAACCTGCGTATTCGCCTGCCTCAGCGTGTTCAGCGAGGCCCTGGCCAGCGCTACGATGGCCTCGCTCAAAGGGTACTGATAGATCGGCCCCAGCCGCAGCGTCAGGTTCGTCCATAGCGCCTCAATGTACTCATCCGGCATTGCAAATGCCGAACTGGGCAGGGCGAAGGCGGTCAGGTTTTCCTTGACGACGACATGCAGCTCGTATTGCGAGCTGGGAACCGGCCACGGATACAGAAAGCCGACTGGATATGTCGAGTCGTAGAACAGGAACTGTGGAAACGACGCAAGGTTCTTCAGTGTGATCCGGCTGTAGTCCTCGCGGGATTGCAGCAGCCGCAGCGGGAAGTCGATCGGTTGACCGATAGCGAGCAGCGATGTTGCAAAGTCGGGGCCAAAGTCGGAACCAAAGTCCGGACCACCACCTACCGCGGGAAGCCGAATATAAGCATACTCGATCCGGTCGGGCCTTGGCACGTTGAAGTAGCCACCCGGCCCAATAGCATAAGCCAGCGACCCGTTCATCAAAGCGCCGATGTCGAGCTCGTGCCAGACCAACCACCGCTTGCGCTGCCACTGCGCCAGCATCCCGTTCATGATGCGCAGCGACCGGTTGATATCCTCGGCTCTCGAAGTCTGCCCCACGCCCTTCACGCCCACGGCGTTCAAGGCCAGGTCGATGATATCCTGTGCCGAGGTGGCGACGAACGCAGCCATCAGACCTTGCCGTTCACAACATCACGGAGCTTCGCCAAGCCCCAGCGGCCGTCGATCTTGGTGCCCTCCCGCTCGGCTTTGGCCACCAACGCAGCCCGCTCGTTGACCTCGGCGGCAGCAACGAGCGGGTCTTCGTTCGCTTGGTCCGGCTCATGCTCGCCGTCGGCAGGTTCGCCTTTCGCTTTGTCTTCCTCGTCCTTATTGTTGACGAGAATGGCGACCTTGCCTTCAGGCGTTACCCACTTGGGGTACTCCTGATGCTCGTAAGGCGGCGACGGCGCATTGAAGAATGCCGCCGGCTTGGGGGCTTCCGGAGGACGCACCTTGCCCGTCAAGGCAAGGTGCTCCTCATCTTCGTTGTTGACAATGACAGGCGTGCCATCTTCAGGAGTCACCCACTTCGGGAACTCCTGATGGATGTACATTGCCTGTCGGTCTACGTTGATCGGCATGATGGCGCTCGTCAGATGCTATCGGGCACGATGCAGGCCCATTCCGGCCGAACCAGAAGGAACCCGTAAAGGACATCGAGACGGCTGATGCTCTGATCGGTGCCGATCGCGTACTGCGTGATCATGCGCATCGAGATGCCGTCGTACTGGGCTCGAGCCGCGCGCTCGACGCCCTCCGGCAGCGGGAGATCGCCCGTCACCATCGTGATCGCCTTCGGCGCGTAGCAGAAGTTCTTGCGGTAGACCTCGCTGGGCTGTGTGGCCAAGCGGATCGCCGCACCGTTCGCCGGGGAGGCAGTGACGGTCTGATACTGCACCGCGTTGCCGCCAACGGCCGGGATGATCGCCGGGAACAGCTGCACCGAAGTCGCGCCGGACGCCGCGTTGGCAACCACCACGAACTGCCGCAGCATGCCCGTGGTCTGCTTCGTCACGCGATTGACCGCGAACACGCCGTCGATCGTCACGATGTCGCCGATCAGCAGCGTGCCAGTGATGGCATTCGTGACGACGGTGGTTCCAGTCTGTCCGCCGCCGGACTGCCCAGCGCCGTTGACCGTGCCGGCCGTGAAGGTGCCAGACGTGTGCTTGATGACCGTCTGGTCCATATAGAAGTCGAAGCCGAGGGCATTCTTCATCTTGCCCGAGCGGTACTGGTCGCCGATCTGCTGCTGGGGATTGAAGAGCCCCGTGAGCGTGGTCACGACGTTGGCTTCCGACCACGGGTCATAGACGAACTTGCGACTGTTCGGCCCGTTCATGTTGGGGGTCGAATTGTCCTCCAATCGGGACTTGCCGTAGAGGATCGTCTGCGTCGTCGGGTGGGTGATGAACCCGGTGCCGAGCTGGTTCGAGGCCAGGTTGCAGACGCCGGGGTTGCCCTGGTTGCCCTCGATGCACGACATGACGGTGAACGCCACGTCGCCGGCGAGGTTGTTGGTCATCGGCAACAGGATGCGCTCGCTGAAGTCGTCGAGCGAAAGCAGCAGATCCGCCTGG